CCTTCGAGGAGATGCGGCACGGGATCCCCGGCCCCCAGTTCTGCTGAACGAGCTGCGGGATCACGTACGTGTTGAGGTGGAAGTCGATCTCCTCCTTCTTCACGGCCAGCGACTGGAAGAACGTCTCACCGAAGGTGGCAGCCACGTTCCTCGACGAGGTGCCGCCGCGGCCCTCCATCAGGGCCTGCTCCGGGACGAGGACCGACCTCACCTTCTGCGTGTCGAGGTACTCGAACGCCTGGTTCAGCGCGCTGAAGTCCGACTTCCCTTCGACCTGGTGCACCTCCCACTCGCGCATCGACGCGATCGCGCTGCCGTCCATCGCCTCCTTCACGGTGTTCGGCATCGCCACCGTGGCGCCGGAGCGGATGTCCTCGCCGATCTGCAGAGCCTTCGCCTGGTACGCGGTCTCCTGGCCCGTGACGTCGTCGATCACGTCCGTCGGGTGGTACACCTCGACCGCCGGGTCGGCGAAGCGCTCGAACGCCCTGTCGGCCAGGGCGAAGCGGTACCAGTAGCTCCACCAGTAGCGGTACGCGTAGCCGATGCGAGGGTAGCCCCAGATGCTGTTGAACTCGGCGTCTCGCTCGTTCGTCGTCCACAGGGCGAAGCCGATCGGGATGTCGGGCGGCTTGTCGTTGTTGGTCCTGCCCAAGCTGCTGAAGCCCGTCTCGCCCACGGCCGGCATGATGTCGATGCCGGCGAACGAGCCGCTCGGGCTCCACCGCGGCGTCACCCTCTGCGGGTGCAGCGGCACGAAGTTGCGCCACACGACGGGCTGCACCTCGCTGTCGGGCCAAGCCGGCACCTCCTTCTTCGACTGCCCGCTGAGCTTCACGTAGGTGGCGTCGATGTGCCCGTACGCGAAGCGCTTCACCATCGGCGAGTAGCCGAAGTCGAAGTCGTTGCAGTGGGCGAGGATGTAGCGGCCGTAGATCTTGCGCAGCAGCTCGTCGACCGCAGCGGCCACGTCGGGCCTCGCGCACTCGATGAGGAACGGAGCGCGAACGAGCGGCACCTTGCAGTACGACAGGGCGAAGGCGATCATCGGGTCGCGGCGCATCTGCATCAGCTTCGACAGCGGGATCCGCGTGGAGTCGAAGGGCTGACCGAGCACCTTCGCGACGTTGCCCCAGCCCACCCATCTGCTCGAGGCCGAGCGGACGGACGGAGAGCGGTCCTGCACCAGCCTCAGGGAGTTCACGATGTCCGGGTTCGGGCCGGCTGCCACCTTCCCGTTCGTCGTCGAAGCGAGGTGGAGCTCGTCGTTCTCGATGTTGCTCACGGCTCGATCCCCCTCCTGTACTCGTTGGGCTTGTGGCCGGAGGCGGCGTAGCGCGGGCCCGACGAGAACATCTCAGCGCGCGCCTGCTGCACAGCCCTGGGCGCCTCGTGGCGACCGCCGCTGGACGCCGGCATCGCGTGCCTCGTGCGGCCCTGCGGCCTGCCGCTCATCTCGATGCGGTGCACGTTAGCGACGCAGTAGCGCCAGTTCGACATGCAGTTGTGAACCAGCACGCCGTCGGCGAAGAACTCGTGAGCTTCAGCGACCGTGAGGTCGTACACCGGCTGCAGCGGGCGAGACTCGCGCTCCACAGACATGACAACGAGTTCGACCGTTGTCGATGCGCTCGAACCTCTCACCACACTCGCACTCGAACTTCTTGGGCTCCCTCTTCTTGGCGTTCCTCGAAGCTCGTGCACTTCTAACAGCGCGGTCGCCTGTCCAGCCCCAGCCCGGGTGCGTCCTCTGGTGTTCCTCTTGCGAGACGCAACGAAGCCTGGAAGGGTCGACGGTCGCAGCGTCGTCGCTGAAGAGGTGGTGCACCTCGTGGTCCTCCGGTATCGGGCCGTTGTACCACTCCCAGACCTCCCTGTGGAGGTAGCGCCACTTCCCCGCGAACTGCCGGCGGTAGTAGCGTCCATCGTAGCACTTGAAGTTGATGCCACCGAACTCGACGACGGGAAAGTCGCCCGGCGGTCTCCCAATACGACGTCCCCTGGAGCCAACTCGTCCGCCCGGACCCAGCCCGTACTTTTGACGAAGATCGGGTGGTTGGGCGTGCACACCACCATCCTACCACTTGTACATACCTTGACGAAGTCGTCGGCGAAGCCCGTGATGCCCGCAGCTTCGACGCGCCTGTAGCCCTCCCTGGTGAGCACTTCGTCCCCCTCGACCACGCTCTCGATGGGCACGTCACCGCGCGCGGTGCTCACCATCGTCCCCGCGGGGTGGCAGTGGTCGAAGTCGTTGACCGGAATCTCCGGGTCGTCGACGAGCGAAGCCCTCCGCCGCGGGTAGTGCCAAGCGTTGATCTCCTCGAGGAACATCTGGCAGCGGTCGACGTCGACGAAGAACTTGCCGTCGCTGACGAGCTCGGTGACGATCTTGATGTGCTCCTTCACATCACGCGTGGTGAGGAACACGGTCGAGAGGTCGATGCCCCGAGCAGCTCCCACGTGCTTCAGCTCCAGCCGAGCCGCCTTGCCCTGAGGATCGGCGAAGCGCCTCGTGACGCGGAAGTGCCCGCCCATGTGCTTCCGCCACAGAGCTTCGCGCTCGATGATCATCTCGGCCACCTTGCCGTTGCTCACCTCCGAGACGTAGATCTCATCGAAGCACACGATCGCGCCCTCCGGCAGCTTCACCGGCTCGTCGCCCTCGTGGTAGGGCTCGGCCTCCACCATGTACCGTAGCAGCTGGTACCAGTTCACAGCGTGCGGGTTGGTGCCACCGAAGTCGATCGACATGAAGATCGGCCCGTTGCCCATCTCCGGCTCCCAGCGTCGGACGCCGTTCGCCTCCTGCGAGAACATCGGCACGACGAGGCCCTCGGTCGACGGGCGGATGCACTCCTGCTGCGCCTCCCAGATCGGCCTGCTGTCTGCCTGGAACGTCTTGTGCACGTCCTGCAACGGGATCCACCCCTGCGAGCGAGCCAACCTGCCCTTGCACACGTCCGAGAAGCGTCGCATCGTTCCGTCGTCCCAGTGGCCCTTCACGACCTTGTCGCACTTGCAGCGGTCCGCCTCGGAGAGGCCCGGGTGAGCGCGTTGGCAGTTGGGCACGCACTTCGCAGTCTCGAAGATGCACCAGCTGTAGAGCTTGTACGGCGGCTGAAGCTGCTGCCTCTCGGCCTCGACGCAGGAGTCGATCAGCTTCTGCATCATGCCGTGTTGCCTCTTTCGCGTGGACGTGATGATGTCCTGTGCAGCGATGCCATCCTTCGACTGGCTCATGTTGCGCGACTCGTCGAACACCTCCGGGTCGGCCAGCTCCACCTCGTCGAAGTGCACCTTCTGCGGGTGAGGGCCGTTGACCGCGTTGACCGTCCCGCCGAGGACCTCCAGCTTGGAGCTGTTCTTCCAGCGAGTCTCGAGCATGATCGAGCTCTCGATCTCCGGGTTGTCGTTCGGGTTGGAGACGCCGCCCTCGATAGCGAGCAGCTTCAGAACGTGCTGGTACGCCCTGCGCGCCTGAGCCTCGATCGCGCCGACCGACGCGGACTCGCAGCCGGGCTTGAACTTCGCGTTGAGCACGTGGAGGATCGCCGCGATGAACGTCTTGGCGCCGCCGCGGTTCGCCATGGCGATGGCGGCCAGCACGTCCTCGAAGTACACGTCCGCGAGGAAATCGAAGGGAGCGCAGTGGTCGGGGCACACCGCGACCCGCGGGATGTCCGCTCGCAGGTGCGCCTTCACCCAAGTGTGCAGCTCGTCGCGGGTCATGGGACCGGCGAGCCGAGCCCTGCGCTCCACGGCCGTGGCTGTGCGGGCGAGCTCGACGAGCTCGTCGGTCTTCAGCCTCGACAGCTGAGCGACGAGTGCGTCGTAGCGCTCATCAGTCGACGTCGCCAGCTTCGATCTCCTCGGCGTGTCCCTCCAGCACCGGGCTGCTGATCACCCCGGCGTCGAAGAGCTTGGTGAGCCTGTCCGCGAGGACGCCGATGAGCTGGTCGCGGTGCATGCCCTCCAGCGCCTTCTCCTCGTCGATTCGCATGCGTTCCTCGCGTTCCTCCACAGCGAGCCAGTCACGAGCAGCCTGCAAGCGGCTGCTGATCGGGACGTTCTCTCCGATCCCGTCCTTGAACACCTGAACGATCTTCGCTGCGTTCTTCTCAGCCTCCTCGGCTACGAGCTCGGACGCTCGCTTCTTCCGTGGCCGACCGCTCCCGGGCTGCGGTCCCCCGAAGCGGCCGGCCGCGTGTAGCTCCTGCGCTACCCGTCGACGCCTCTCGCGCTCCTCGTCGCTCAGCTGCAGCGCGCGGCGAGGCACGGGCTACTTCTGGTCGCCGTGGCTGTACGGGTCCGGGCTCTTACCGGTGAACGAGCCCTGCTGAGCCGGCCCGTCTTGCTTCGACGGGTCGAAGTTCGGGCTCCCGACCGCCGTCAGCGTCCCCGCCTTGCGGTGGTCGAGGTCGACGCCGGAGACCGTGCCAGCAGTGCTCGGATCGCGTGGATCTGCCATCTCTACCTCCGTCCGTTGAACCCACTCATCATAACGTTATGCCGTCCTCTAGCTCGTCCGGCCACAGCCAGAAGCGGTCGTCGATGACGCACCCTCGCTTCTTCAGCTCCCGGATCACCCGGTCACGTGGCCACTTCGGGTTGGCGTACACCGGGATCACGCTGCCGATGAGGAAGCCGCACTTCATCGCGATGGCTAAGCCGTCCGCGATGGACAGCTGCACAGCGATCACGCGACGCTGCGTGATCATCGTGAGCTCCTTGTACGTGACCTCGCCCTGCTCGCAGAGGTACCTAGCGGCGCCGTAGTGCAGGAGAGCTCTGTGGCCGAAGGGCGCCGGGTGCAAGGGCTTGTTCGGCGGGTGCTCGATCTGGTGCCGCTCGGTCCACGTGTCTATCAGCTCCGCCATCGGCGGCGCGGGCACGACTAGCGGCTCTGGTGCTCTCCTGGGTGCGCGTTTGCTGCTCCCCGCCCGAGAGTACCTGCTAAGGTCGAATGCCGGTGACTGGGGCACCAGACGATGAGATCATAACAACAGCACCCTGTGGCGGGAGAACCGGCTGATGCCGGCCGAGGCATGATATAATGACAACGACCTCTGAAAGCTGCGTCAGGAAAGGGGGTGATCTACGATGGGCGCAGAGATGGCACACAAGGACTTCCGACGCATCCTCCGCAAGCTGCAAGACGAGGGCGCCACGGTCGGCCGCGTCATCGCCGGTGGGAAGGCGATCGACGTGATGTCGCCGGGCGGGCAACTGCTGATCCGGCTGCCGGGCAAGAAGGGCAGCGTGGAGCACGGCCTCGTGCAGCGCGTGGAGGAGGAACTGAAACGCATGGGCTACCTACAAGAACGGAAGGAGCGCATGCGTGTGACGTTCACCCGGGAGTCAGACGACATGCGACGGGGCCGCGTGACCGAGAAGAGCCCCGAGGCTGAGCCGGCTGGTGACGAGCCGGTGAGGACCGACCGGAGTCCACGTCACGTGGGAGTGATCCAGGTGGGAAAAGGCCGTACACGGGGTCCCCAGCCCCAAGCGGGTCCGCCGCGCGGACGCTACTACTACCAGCGCGAGTGGGCAGGGCGCGTGCGCCACGAGGTGGAGCGCGTGCTGAAGACGGGCGTCACGAAGCGGGACTTCGTCGAGTGGGCGATCATGGTCGCCGACGAGAAGGGCATCCCGTTCCCGACGTACCGTGGGAGCGACCCGAATGGCGAGCGCGACGCCGACCGCATCCTCCGAGCGCTGGAGTACCTGCTCCGGCGTAACGGCGGCGGGACGTCTCGAACGCTTCGCTTCTTCGAGATCGCGGCCGAGGAGCACTTCGGCGAGCGGCGTAGCCTCAAGGTGGAGGACATCGCCGGCGAACCGGAGCCGACACCGGAGCCGAAGCCGAAGAAGGAAGTGCCGGTGCCGGAGCCGGTCGGCCTGGCGGTCACGGACGAGGAGTTCGAGGCCAAGTTCGGCCGCACACGAAGCGAGGCGGAGCTGATCCGCGAGCGGCGGAACGATCCGGACGCTGCCGTGCGTCGGCGGTACGTCGAGCTCCTGATCTCCAAGCTGGAGGCGGGAGATGGCGACGCCGACGAGCTGATGGAGCGCATCGAGCGGCTGCTCGGGTAGAGGGCGGGGGAGGTCGGAGAGTGCACGTCCGGCCTCCCTGTGCCTTGTGCCCGATGGTATAATGACACTATCGGCACTCGCTGCCGCTATCCCAGGAGGAAGTCGTGGAGATCAAGGAGGCACAGCTCCGAGCCATGAACTGCGGAGCCATCACGGACGTGAGCGAGCTGAAGGGCGACCTCAGCCGCTTCACGATGGAGCCCAAGTTCGACGGGTTCCGGCTCATCGCCCACGTCACGGACGAGGGCGTGCGCTTCTACACGCGCGCGATGAAGGAACAGGTCGGCAAGCTCCCGCACATCGCGGAGCTGCTGGCTAAGGCGTACCCCGCCGGCACGGTCATCGACGGCGAGATCATCGCGCTCGAGGCGTACGAGGACGAGGACGGGTTCGAGCGGGTGCGCAACAACTTCGAGCACGTGCAGAGCGTGATGCTCAGCAAGGGCACGGAGCACCTGCTGAAGAACAAGGCCAAGCCGCTGACCTACGCGCAGTTCGACTGCACGTTCTTCAACGGAGCCGACATCCGCAGCGAGCCGCTGACCGTTCGACGGAACACGCTGAAGCCGTGCGGCGCGTGGGTCACGGTCACGGCGACGTGGCCCGCCGAGCAGACGATCTACGAGGCGCTCTGCGAAATGGGCTTCGAGGGCGCGGTCGTGAAGAGCGAGGTGGCGCCCTACGTCAACGGCTCTCGCGGCAAGGGCTGGTGGAAGATGAAGAAGCAAGACACCGTCGACGTCATCATCACCGGCTACCAGCCTGGCCGCGGAAAGTTCGCCGGGCTGGTGGGCGCGGTGAAGTTCGGACAGCCGTGCCCGAAGACCGGCGAGATCATCGAGCGCGGCCAGGCGTCCGGCATGGATGACGCAGAACGAAGGGAGATGACGCAGAACGCCGACGCACTGATCGGCACGGTGATCTCCGTAGCCCACATGGGGATCATGGCATCTGGCATCAAGTTCCGGCATCCCCAGTTCAAGATGATGCGCCCTGACAAACCGGCGAACGAAGTCGTGTGGGACAACGGCTGATGCCGACGACGAGAGGAGGCACGTGATGGCGAAGGCGATCCAGAGCAGTGCGACGGTGGGCGAGCAGCCCACGGTCTGCGAGCACTGCGGCAGCACGCGGCTGGTGAGCATCGGCCTCGTGGCACCGAAGTGCGAGGACTGCGGGCGCTTCACGCTGACGCACCTGACGTGGAGCAAGCCCGAAGAGGTGGAAGTCGACATCCGCATCGTGGAGGAGCAGTGAGCGACGCACAGCATAGCAAGCTGATGGTGGCGGGCGTCACGCCCGACGGCGAGCACCACGAGCTCGGGGCGCTGTCGCTGCAGATGCAGCCGTGCCCGTACTGTGAGGGCACGGGCGACGAGGACCTGCCCTACACGGCAGACGTGCAGATCGCAGCCAGCGAGGCGAAGCAGCCGATCCCGGAGGGCAAGTGCAGAGCGTGCGCCGGCGACGGTAAGGTGCCCACGCTGACGAGCCTCAAGACGACGCTGCGCAGGGTCGACGAGCTCGTGGCGCAGGACCGCTACCAGCGTGAAGCCGACGTGTACGTGCTCAACCGCTGTTGGATCATCCTCGCGGGAAGCGAGGACGAGTTCGCCGAGGCGGTGGGCCGGCTGGGCGACAAGTGGAAGGGGATGCTGCGCTCGTTCGCGAAAGCGAGGGTGAAGAAGCCCGAACAGGCGAAGGAGGGGATGCTCAAGGTGCAGCAGGACTTCCTCGACGGCATCGAAGTCGTCGTGCGGCAGCTCTGCGAAGAGGAACCGGAGACGTACATGCCCGAGGGCGTCACCGAGATCCCGAAGGGCCTCGACGCTGTGCAGATCCTCATCGACGAGTCGACCCGCCGCATCGAGGAGGTGGACAAGAAGCTCGACAACGTCGAGCAGATCAGGGGCGGGCTCGAGTACATCGCTGACCTCGTGAGGAAGGGAAACGAGGCGCGGCGCCTCGCCGACGAAGCCAAGCCGAAGCCGGTCGTCGAGGGCATCACGCCGGTCGTCGACAAGTGCGACTGCGGCAAGGCCGCCAAGCTCTGGGACGAGCAGGGAAAGGGCTTCTGCAAGCGTCACGGGAGGCACCTCACCGAGACGAAGGAGGAGGACGTGGACGAGAAGGACCCGCTGATCGAGGCGATCGAGCTGGCCAAGCGAAAGGGCAAGTTCATCGAGGCCGCTGTGTGTCCCATCTGCGGCGGCGAGGCGACGTCGTTCAGAGACGAGCTCTCGGTGGTCGAGCACGCGCAGAGCGGGCTCTGCCAGAAGTGCCAGGACGAGGTGTTCAGCAAGGGCTGAGTCAGAGCGGTTGCGTGCGTGCGTGCGCACGCGTGTGTGCGCAAGACCCGTAGACGTCCTTGTCTGCTTCGTTTCTGTCTCTCTGTTTCTAGCTTCTAAGGTTCTTCGCGTGCATCACCTGCGCGCACACCCGGGGACGAGCACGTGCACACGGGGACGAGCACGCGTGACGAGCACGCATGCACACGTGGACGAGCCTGCGTATCCCGCGGATGCGCACGCGCGTGTGCACGTGACTCCGCGCGGTTATCATGACAACAACCAGACCTCGCGTCGATGTTATGATTTCAACAGTAGGAAGGGAGGAGCGTGACATGGCGAGGACCGGGCTGCCGATGAGGCAGCCGCAGAGCAGGACGATGCGCTTCCTTGTGGACAGCCGCATCCGCTGGGACGCAAGGGCGTTGCCACGCGTCGTGGTCGAGGACGTGCAGCGTGCGCTGACGTTCCCGAACCGCACGAAGCAGATCGCGAAGGAGCAGAAGGTGAGAGGGTGGCAGCAGATGCCCGACACCGTGACGCTGTTCGACCCTCGTTCCCTCCCTCGCGGCTTCGCCCTGCAGATGAGGCGGATCCTCGAGCGGCACGGCATCCAGATCGACTGGGCGGATAGGCGCGTGCACGTGCCCGTGTGGACGGGCGGGTGGAAGACCGTGCAGCTGCGCGACTACCAGGAGCAGGCGTGCGACCGCATCGAGGCCGTGCAGCAGGGCATCTGGCAGTCGCCGCCCGCCAGCGGTAAGACGGTCACCGTCCTCGAGGCCATTCGCCGCTGCGGACAGCGGGCCGTCGTGATCGTGAACACGTCGAACATCGCCCGCCAGTGGGTGGAGCGGAGCGAGCAGTTCCTCGGCTACACGCCGGGCGTTGTGGGAGACGGTGACTTCGAGGTGAGCGACATCACCATCGCCCTGCAGCAGACGCTGTGGGCGAGGCGAGACGAGCTCGACGACAAGGGCTTCTGGTCGATGTTCGGCTTCGTCTGCCTCGACGAGTGCCACCACCTGCCAGCTCACACGTTCCGAGACACCGTCCAGCGCTTCCCTGCGGCGTGGCGCATCGGTGTCAGCGGGACTCCCGAGATGCAGCAGGGCACGCTGCCCGAGATGCAGGCGATCCTCGGTCACCGCTTCCACGTCACGCCGAAGAAAACGCTAGTCGACGCCGGCGTCCTCGCCAAGCCCAGGGTCGACGTGATCGTCACGGCCTTCGACTTCGACTACGTGCCCACGCACGAGCACAGGCCGGGCACGAACTGCGAGGTGCACGGATGCACGGCCAGCCGCCACACGAGGCGACACAGCAACAACTACTCGGCCATGATGTCCGCCCTCGTCGAGGACCCGACCAGGAACGAGCAGATCGCCATCAAGGTGGTCGAGTCCCTGAAGCAGGGCCGCACGGTGATCGTCGTCTCGAAGCGGCTGAAGCACCTCGACGCTCTCGCAGCCGCGTGCGGAGCGAAGGGCGCCAAGCTCGAGCAGCTCTACCGCTTCAGCGGCGGCGAGTCGACCGAGCAGAGGATGCAGATCGCCGAGGTGGCGATGAAGGGAGGCGTGGCCCTGTTCTCCACGCTGGGCGACGAAGCGCTGGACATCCCGCGGCTCGACACCGTCGTCCTCGCTTACCCGACGCGGAACACCAAGCTCATCGAGCAGAGGGTGGGCCGAGTCGAGCGGATCCACGCCGACAAGTTCGAGCCGCTGATCATCGACGTCTTCGACCGCGAGATGGGAGTGCTGAGGAGGCAGTTCTTCGAGCGCAAGAGGGACGTGTACGACAGGGACGGGCTCGACGTCCAGGGGCTGCCAGGGCTCAGGGCAGTGTGAGTTCACCGACCGCATTCGCATTGATAGAATGACAAGGAGAAGGGGGCAAGCACGATGGCACAGGAACTGGTGACGATCAGGGAGGTAGCGGCGGCGATCGACCGCAAGCCGGCTACGCTCCGTGACTGGGAGCGGCGGGGCATCCTGCCGAAGGCGCTGAGGCCCGTCGCTCGCAACAGCAGGCGGTGGCGGTGCTGGAGGCCCGATCAGGTCGAGGGCATCAAGCAGTGGATGGAGGAGCGCAACATCTACCCTGGAAAGGGGCTCTCCCACTACCAGCCCGACACCGTGAAGATGCACCAGCACCTCGAGGCCATGCGCCGGCCCCGGAAGCACTTCAAGGACCCGGAGGCCGCTGCGGCGTAGCCTCCCGACCGAGGAGGGGACATGACAACAGCAACAGGCAACTGGCCCGTCGACGACAAGGGCAAGCCGATGGCACTCGTCACCATGGGCTGCTCTGAGAAGGTGGGCCTCCCGAAGTACAGCAACGTCGACCTGGGACCGGCCAGCATCACCCGGTTCGTGCCCGACGACGACGAGTCGATCGCCGCCGCGCTGCGGAGCAACCTCGAGCTGGCCGAGCAGGTGATCTCCGAGGAGCGCGAGGCGATACTCGAGCTGGTCAAGCAGGGTCAGAACGAGATCACGCAGTCGGCGTCGTGAAGCCGACGACACGCCGGGGCGGCTGTGGGCCTGGTCAGCCGCTTCGGGCACTGCCCGGACGAACCCCTCCGATGGGTGATCCCGAGCAGCCGCCCCGGGAGAAGAGATGACGACGCTCGACGCCGAGCGGATGCTGGTGGCGAAGGCCGTCCACGGCGACGCCGTGACCGAGCTCATCGCCAAGGGCGTTCAGCCACAGCACTTCGCCGATCCCGAGTGCCGCCAAGTGTGGGAGTTCCTCCGCGACCACCTGGTGAAGCACAAGCAGCCCGCTACGTTGAGGGTGGTGAGGGCCCAGTTCCCGCAGGTCCGCATCGACCCGGCCACTGAGCCGCTGTCGTTCGTCCTCGAGAAGTTCATCGTCGCCGCGAAGCGGAGGCTGGCCATCGAGGCGCTCCGAGAGCTGGCGGACGCGGCCAACGACGAGAGGGAGGTGCAGCGCATCGACGAGCTGTTCCTCTACAGGGCGCAGGAGCTGGCGCAGGCGGTCCCGTCTCCCAGCGTCGGCCGCTTCTCGCAGATGAAGCAGCGGATCGCGGACTACCACGACAAGCTGAAGCGCGGCTCGAAGACGGGCATCCCGCTGGGCATCCCGGACTTCGACAAGATCACGCAGGGCGTGCAGCCCCACGAGCTGCTGTCGATCGCAGGGTGGCAGGGTACCGGCAAGTCGACGCTGATGCAGTACCTGGTGTGGCAGGCCTACGTCACGGGCGTGGACGCTCCGCTCGTGTTCAGCCTCGAGATGGAGAAGGAGGCGCTGTTCCGCAAGTTCGACACGCTCGCGACCCACTTCTCGTACATGGCGCTGAAGTCCGGGACGCTCGACAAGCGGTCCGTCGAGGAGTGGAAGAGGCAGGCTGACCGCGCTGAGAAGGCGAGCTCCGACATCGTGGTCATCGACGACGTCGGCCGCTGTTCGGCAGAGACGGTGTACGCCGAGACGGTCCGCCACAAGCCCGGCCTCGTGGCCATCGACTACGTCTCGTTGATGGACTCGCGCGACGGGCAGTCGATCTGGGAACGAGTCACCTCGATCACGAAGGCGCTGAAGCAGCAGAGCCGGTCGCTGAAGGTGCCGATCATCGCTGTGGCGCAGACGAACATCGGCGGCGCGACCGAGGGCGCAGAGCTGCACAACATCGCGTACTCTCGGTCGATCGGGCAGGACTCGGACATCGTGCTCGGCCTCCACGCCGACTCGTCGATGAGGGAACTGCGGAAGATGGAGCTGCGGATGCTGAAGAACCGCGACGGGCCGATCGCCACCGTGTCGATGCGCTGGGACGTGGACGCAATGCGCTTCGAACCGTGGACCGACTCGATGATGTTCGGCGGCGCGAAGAGGCCCGATGCGAAGTGACGGCCACCGTCTCGTTCGGGACGCCCTTCACGTTCTCGGCGTCGACCTCGGAGTTCCCGTACTCGAGATCGCGGCCGTACGAGGAGCCGGAGACGGCGACGCGCACTCGGCCCGAGTACATGGTGAAGCCCGTGAGGCCGGTGCAGGTCGACGAGCGTGGGCTCTGCGTCAAGTGCCGCGAGTTCCCGGACGACTGCATCTGCGTGAAGCGAGTGGAGATCACAACAGAGGAGGTGTGAAGTGAGCGGGCTAGGTGGATGGTGGCACTACTGGCGGAAGGGCGACGACGGGCGTTCCGACCCGATAGGCAGGTTCGCATGCGGCATCCTCGCCTGGAAGGGCGAGCTGATCTACAACGGCTACGGGAAGGACATCGTCCCGGACCTGCCGTTCTTCGGCGGCGCCATCGATGCCAGGCTGAGGGAGTTCCAGCGTGCGATAGGGCTCGACCCCGACGGCGTGCTCGGCCCGCTGACGGGCTCGGCGCTGTCGAAGAAGCGCAAGCTCGACGTCGGCCAGCAGAAGAACGTGCCGGACTTCAGGCTCTGCAAGCTGATCTCGCTGGAGTCGGACAACGACCCGGTGGCACAGGGCGTGTCCGACGCCGCAGACGAGGGCTACGCTCAGATCCACATGCCGTTCCACACTGACGTCACGTTCCAGCAGGCGTGGAGCCCGACGTTCGCGGTGCCCTGGGCTGCGGACTACCTCAACGCGTCGTTCTCCCACCTGATGGACTGGGATGCTGCGGTCGTCTCGTACAACCAGGGCAGCGGCGGAGCAGCGGCGTGGCTCAAGGCAGGGAAACCGAAGTACGGCTCGCCGTACACGGACTCGACCGGCCACCAGCGCGACCACTACACGGACTGCTACAAGTACCTCACCTACGTGATGAGCTCGACTTGCTAGACCTCGCCCGCGTAGACGTCGTCGACATGCTCGAACAGCTCGGCGTCGAGGTCGTCCGCCACGAATCGGACGAGGTCGTCTACCGTTGTCCATTCCCCGGACACATGTACGGAGACGCCCACCCGTCGACGTCGATGCAGCAGGGCACGACGATGTTCCACTGCTGGGGCTGCAACCGCAGCGGCAACGCTATCACGTTCGTCTCGATGTTGGAGGGCGTGTCGCCGATGCGCGCAGCTCGGTGGCTACGGGAGCAGTACGGCTCGGACTTCAGAGAGCCCCAGGGGTCCATCTGGGACGAGATAAGGGGAATCCTTAGCTCGAAGGACGCGGTGTCTCAGGAGGACCCCTGTGAGCTCCCGAGAGAGTTCGTGGACCAGAGGCTGATCGACTGGGACAAGGCCTCGAAGCTGGTCCCGCAGGATCACCCGTTCAGGGTCCCGCTCGACAAGCTCGAGCCGGCCACGCTCGACTCGTGGGAGGTGGGGTGGGACTCCGCCAGCTGCCGGGTCAGCATCCCGGTCCACGATCTGGCCGGTCGGCTCGTAGGGTTCAAGGGTCGCGCGGTCCTCCCGGACCAGCACCCGAAGTACCTCGTCCTCGGCAACACGCGGACGCGCGGCGGCTACGGCTTCGAGCCGTACCCAGTGTCGACCGTCGTGTTCGGCCTCAATCGCCTCGTCGGCGACCGCGCGGTCGTCTGCGAGGGCGAGTTCGACGCCATGGCCGTGGGCGAGGCAGGGATCGACGGCGGAGTCGCGGTAGGCGGCTCGAGCTTCTCCACCCGGCAGCTCAGCCTGATCAGGGACACTGCCCGCTCCGCCGTCGTGCTCTTCGATCCGGACGACGCTGGCAGCATCGGCGCGCTGAAAGTGGCGGCTCAGCTCGAGCCGTTCATGCCGGTCGCGGTGGTCGAGGGGCACAGCGGTGACCCTTGCGAGATGCCACCGCAAGAGCTGGCTGCTGCTGTGGATTCGGCGATCTCACCGCTTCGCCGGCGACTTGTTAGTATGACACCGTAACCGACCCGAAGGAGGGGCGATGCCCAAAGGGTTCGCAAAGTTCCGCGAAGCCGCAGCCGACATCGAGGCCAGGCGGCAGGGCGGCGGAGGACCGTGGACGCAGTGGTTCAGGATGAAGGACGGCGAGTCAGCGACCGTCCGCTTCCTCGAGCAGGGCGACGACGTGACGTGGGCGTGGTTCCACCAGCTGGCGCCCAAGGAGGGGCAGAACTTCGGAGACGACGAGCCGTGCCGTAACCAGGACGGGAGCGACCGCGACTCGTGTCCGGGCTGCCAGCAGGGCCTGCGGCGCAAGGTCGTGGGCTTCATCAACATCATCTGGCGAGACGGCCCGGTGTGGAAGACGAACGAAGAGGGCCGCCTCGTCAAGGAGGGCAACCAGCTCGTGCTCGACCACCGGGAGGACATCCTCGCCACGTGGAGGGGCGGCTTCCAGGTGTTCACCGAGCTCGACGGCATCGACGCCGCGTTCAAGGGGCTGATGAGCCGCGACTTCGTGGTCACGAGGAAGGGCGAGCAGCTGAACACGACGTGGCAGATCTTCCCGTCGGACCCGGACGGTGGCCCGAAGGCGATGAGCAAGGCCGACAAGGAGCTGGCTGCGGGAAAGGAGGACCTCGTGCCGCGGATCACGCCGGCCGAGTACGAGGACTGGGGCAAGGGCACTCCGGCCCAGCGGCCACCCGACGGCAACGGACAGGTCGACGAGGCGGACGAGATCAACCCGTTCAGGAAGAAGCGTGACGATGCTTAGGATCCTGCCGCTGGACGAGGAGCTCTACGCAGACGAGATCGAGGAGGGCTTCCTCCCCGCCCGGGAGGGAGACGCTGGTGTGGACCTCAGGGCGAGGAACGACCAGCGCCTCCACGTGGGGAAGACGGTGGCGGTGCCATTGGGCGTCGCCATCGCCATCCCCCGCGACACGGTGGGCTGGATCACCGGTCGCTCGTCGACGCAGCTCGACAGGGGCCTGTTCATCCACGAGGGCAAGGTCGACTCCGGCTACCGCGGCGAGATCCACTGCGTGTGCACCGCCGCCGAGGAGCTGGTCGAGCTGCAGCGCGGAGACAGGCTCTGCTCCCTCCTCGTGCTGAGCATCGTGCCGCCCGATCCGATGGCCGCCGGCTGGTCGGTGGTGACGGAGCTCGAGGACACGCCCCGGGGCGAGGGCCGCTTCGGCTCCACGGGACAGCGCTGATGCCGCACGCGCAGCTGTTGCAGGAGCGGTTCCGCTCCGACCCATGGAAGCTGCTGGTCGCTTGCGTGCTGCTAAACCAGACCGCACGACGTCAGGTCGATCGAGTGATCGACGAGCTGTTCAGGCTGTGGCCGTCCGCGCATGCGATGGCCGCGGCGGACGAGGTCGAGCTCAGCGAACTGCTGAGGCCGTTGGGCCTCTACAAGCGCCGAGCGTCGATCCTGATCAGGCTCTCGAGGCGGTGGGTGGACTGGCGGCTGGACCACGACGTCCCGGACGGGTCCGACGTGATGGAGCTGCCGGGCGTGGGCAAGTACGCGAGCGACAGCTACCGCCTCTTCGTCCTCCGCGACGACAGCATCGAGCCGGAGGACAAGGAGCTCAGAGCGTACATGGAGAGGAGGATGAGTGCCACCTATCGGGACAGCCTCATGTGACGGCGGTGACCTGATCCACGTCGACGGAGACCCGACCGAGCTGCGGCTCGAGATCGTGAAGCTCGGCGGCGTGGCTCCGGTGCCGGTGACGATGCGGAGGGACAGCGCGCTGGCGTTCCTGCAGATGCTTCAGATGTGGCTGGGGCAGTCGAGGTGAAGCCCGTCGTGCTGACGGTGATAGCAGCGGCGGTGCTCGCGTTCGTGTTCGTGCGGATGACCGCTAGCGCGGCGACGCCGAGCACGATCCCGGCTCGAGTGGCGAAGCTCGAGCGCCAGGTCAAGCAGCTGCGAGGGAACGTCTCGAGCCTCACCGCACAGGTGATCCAGCTGCAGCGCAACGACCAGACAGCAGCCGAGGCCGAGAGCAACCTCGAGGCGAGGGTGTCCGCGCTGGAGCAGTCGAAGAGCTCGACGCCGTGAAGCGGACGGCTGAACACAATGCGAAGATCGCTGCTGCTAAAAGGGGATACGTCACGCCCCAAGCTACCAAGGATAAGCTGTCTGTGGCCGCTATGCGCCAACACGAAGAGGGACGAGTCCGCTATGTGAAACCGAACGAAGCGTCGCGTTGCGAACAGTTTCTCATCGATCGGCTTGATGCGCTTGGCGTTTCGTACGTGTGGCACGCACGAGTAGGAAGCTACACTGTCGACTTCCTCATCGACGATTTGGTCGTTGAGTTTCACGGGTGCTGGTGGCACCGATGCAAGCGTTGCGGGTTCAGGGACAACGGGGTTCGAGCAAGTGACATGCGAAGGCGAAAGTTCCTCGAATCGAAGGGCTATGCGGTGGACATCATCTGGGAGCACGAGCTGAAGGAGGTGATGCCCCGTGTCCGGTAGAAGTCTCAAGCTGCTCTACTGGCCGTGACCGCAGCTGTCCATGCGGTCGTACGTCGACAACCGCTGGCTGTTCCAGAAGGACGCGCAAGTCACGAAGATGCGCGCGTACGTGGAGGCCCTGCCGGACGAGTGGGAGTGGACGTGGCTCGTGCCCGGCAACGAGGGCCTCGACATCGACTTCGCGGAGGGCCTGCCCAAGCGCGGCATCAGCCTCTACCCGTTGCCGTGGATGGACAACGTCCTCCAGGGCCGCTACTTCTTCCCGATGCGGGAAGTGTTCCGTTTCCTCGAGAATGGCGAGCGCTTCGACGTGATGCTGCTCGAGGTGCCCGAGCTGGCGAGGCCGATGAGGGTGGCCCAGCAGTGGACTGAGGTCCGCTTCCCGATCATCAGCATGGTGGAGCACGTCGACCTCTACGACCAGACGAGGGTGCCGGAGCTCGTGCGCTACATGCTGCGGCAGATCGACGGCTCGCTGGCGTCGGACGCTCTCGCCTTCCCGCTTGAGGGGATGAAGCAGGAGTGGCTCAAGGCTGCGGCCGCGACGGTGGCCGTCGACCCGTCTCCTCCCTGCGGGATGCCGGTGTGGAACGCGATCTACGACCCGCGCGACTCGAAGGTGTTCGGCACCGACTCGAAGCGGTACAGCAGGAAGCGGAAGCTGCCGGTGATCAACTTCATCTCGCGGCTGAGCGACAACCAGCGCACCCACTACGAGGAGTTCTTCCAGGCCTGCCGGCTGCTGTGGGGCGAGGGCGAGCGCTTCGAGGTGTGGGTGCAGAACCCGAACGAAGCGCAGGAGGAGAGCTGGATCAGGGCGCAGGGCCCGTTCGTGACCGAGGTGGGCAACGACGGGAGGGAGGACTACCTTCGATCGCTGTGGATGTCGGACATCGTGCCGATCCTCTACCCGCAGAGCCACATCTACTCGCTCGGGTACTGCGAGGCGATCACTGCGGGCAATCACGTCATCACGCACGCGTTCGAGGAGCACCTGGTGGCGTCGACGATCTCGCTGTGGCAGGTCGACCCGGAGACGATCAAGGAGGCGCTCCAAGGGATGATGCAGGCCCTGAGGAGCGAGCGATACCCGAGCGTGTCCGTGCTGCAAGACCAGGCGAAGTGGCTGATAGAGAACCGCTCGGTCCAGGCTAACATCGGACGGGTGAGAGACACGATCGAGGAGGTGGCCAGTGCTAGAAGCAGAGAGGACGCTGCCTAGGACGTACGACTTCGCGTGCACCATCACCGGAGCTGCCGGCTTCGTGGGAGGCCAGCTGGCTCGGGCGTTGATGCAGCAAGAGCAGTACCGCGTCCGCGTCTTCGGCGTGGACCTGGCGCCATCCGACCTCACGCACGGGCTGGAGACGGCGATCGACAACGGCAACCGCTTCACGTTCCACGAGTACGACGTTCACCAGCCGTTGAGGTCCGACTTCTTGGCGGTCGACGCGGTGTACCACTTCGCCGGCATCGCCGACCCGAAGCGCTACCTCGAGGAGACGATCGAGGTGCTCAACCTCAACCTCCTCGGGCTGATCAACATCCTCGAGCGCATCGTCGTGTGGTCCGCCCACAGGCCGCGGATCATCTACTCGTCGACGTCGGAGGTGTACGGCAAGAACCCGCACGTCCCGTTCCACGAGGACGAGAGCGACCTCGTCTTCGGACCGGTGAAGAACACGAGGTGGTGCTACGCCATGTCGAAGGCTGTGGCCGAGCACTACCTCGCGGCGTACTCTGCCCGCTACGACGTGAGGCACACCGTGTTCCGCTTCTTCAACTTCGTGGGGCCCGGCATCGACAAGCCCGGCGCCGGCCGAGTGCTCACGAAGATGACGGGCGACGCGATCGAACAGGGCACCATCTACGTCTCCGCTCCGGGCGGACAGACGAGGTGCTTCACCCACAGCCGCGACTTCGTCGTGCCGCTGATGGGCGCGATGTTCATGAAGAAGACGGACCCCGACCTCTGGAAGCGGGACTTCACGATGAACCTCGGCTCGACGATCGAGCTCTCGATGGTCGACGTCGCGGAGATCGTGCAGAGCGAGGTGCTGAAGCGCACGGGCAAGAGGCCGGAGATCCGCTGGATCGCGGGCGTCGATCTCTTCGGCCACGGCTACGAGGACGTGGAGCGTCGAGTGCCCGACACGAGCAGAGCTCGCAAGGTGTTCGGATGGGAGGCGAAGGAGGACCCGATGCAGTTCATCCCAGAGCTGGTGCAGCTGATCATGGACGAGCTGGGAGTGGCACCGTGAGGCTCAGCGACGTGGCGGCCGGAGCGTGCTTCGTCTGCGGGAAGCCGCGGGCAGCTGAAGACCTCGAGGACGTGACGTACCCTGCTCCGTCTCCGCCCGGCGTGATGCCGATTCCGGCGACGATCCGCTTCTGCAGGGACGACTCGGCGTGCAGGGAGGGAGCCGAGAAGATGGTGGCCATGCGAAGCGGAGGGAGGACGAAGCTCTCGTGATCATCATCCTCGAGGGGATCGACGGAGCTGGGAAATCTACGCTGGGCACGGCGATCAGCGAGCGCTTCGGGATGCCGCTGTACACGTGCCCTCGCTCGCCGCTTGCGGGGCAGGCGGTGGAGGAGAGCCAGGCGGAGGACAGGGCCGCCGTCGCCATGGCGATCTGCGTCGGAGCCGAGGTGATCTTCGACCGCAGCTTCCCGTCCGAGTACGTCTACGGCACGGCGCTGCGGAAGAGGGAGTACGACCAGTTGGAGCTCGACCGCATCGACAGGCAGGTGGCCGGAGTCCCTCACCTCGGCGTGCTGCTTCGGTTCAACAGCCCGTGGGACGCGAAGGGCCGGGACACGC